AAGTTCTTAAAGAAGGTCCGAAGTCTCTAGCACAGGCATGGATGTTACAGGCACTTAAAAACAAGTATGGACGGTAAGATAAGTGGTACATGGGGGGTTTGAGACCCCCCTTTTTCATCTATAATAACTTCAGTTAAACAAAACAAATGGGTCTCTCGAAAAGCAGCATCATCGAATGTCTCCGTGAAACTTACGGTGAGTCAGTGACATCTGCCGAGATCAAGGCATTCTGTCAGATGAATGACTTCAACTATCAAACTATTACAAACAAACTGACTGACTACAAAGTCGGTCGTGGTAAGTGGAACCTGGAAGTAACAAAGGAGACTGTAGAGGAACTAGAAGTATCGTATAGTGCTCCTGCGGCAATGCCTGCTGTCGAACAAAACCTTATCCCTCAGAAAGATGATACCTTCGTCAAGTTTGGTAATTTCAACAATCTTAAAAAAGTTATTGACTCCCGTCTATTCTATCCGATCTTCATTACGGGACTGTCCGGCAACGGTAAGACTTTCTCGGTGGAGCAAGCGTGTGCTCAAGCGAAACGAGAACTCATCCGTGTAAACATCACCATTGAAACTGACGAGGACGATCTCATCGGTGGTTTCCGTCTTGTCAATGGCGAGACTGTATGGCACAACGGTCCTGTGATTGAAGCACTTGAGCGTGGTGCTGTCCTGCTGCTCGATGAAGTTGACCTTGCATCCAATAAGATTCTTTGTCTTCAGTCCATCCTTGAGGGTAAGGGTGTCTTCCTGAAGAAGATTGGTAAGTGGGTTGCACCAAAGCGTGGGTTTACCGTCATTGCCACTGCCAACACTAAAGGTAAAGGTTCTGATGATGGTCGCTTTATCGGCACCAACGTGCTGAACGAGGCATTCCTTGAGCGTTTCCCTGTCACCTTTGAACAGGAGTATCCCACACCTGTTCAGGAGTCACGCTTGCTGACGCTTCACTCTGCTGCTAATGGTGTTCATGATGACGTGTTCATTAAGCACCTTGTGGACTGGGCTGACATTATCCGTAAGACCTTCTATGATGGTGGCATTGAAGAGATCATCTCCACTCGCCGTCTGGTTCATATCATTCAGGCATATTCCATCTTCCGTAATAAGGAGACTGCCATTGAGATGTGTCTGAACCGCTTTGATGATGAAACTAAGCAGGCATTCATCGAACTCTATGACAAAGTTGACGCTGACTTCAATCAGTCTGTTGACGAACAAACCATTTCTTGATAGACTTAATTATGACTAACGCATGGAATTTCTTGTCCGACGCTATGGATGAACTAAAGAATGATGTTGTCGTCCTTGGAGGCAACGTAAGTGAAGCAACAAAAGAAGACTGGAATGATTTCTGGGAAGGTGATGGTATTAGTCTGACTGGCAACCCTTATTATGGTTCAGATGTTCTTGACCTCAATGTCAACTACACCGGTTCTCGGGTTGTTGGTGGACTGAAGGATGACACTTTTACACCTGCTAAGAAATACAAATATGATGAGGAAGCAATCCTCAAAGAACTGAAAGATTATATCAACGGAACATACAACCAGCATTATTCTGCTGGTGATGATAAAATTCAAACGCTTGACCTTATCGAAGCGTGTGGTGATGGTGAATCCTTCTGCCGCAGCAACATCCTCAAGTATGCCTCTCGCTATGATAAGAAAGGCACCGCCCGACGTGACATCATGAAGATTCTGCACTATGCTGTGCTTCTGATGCATTTCAACGACAAAAATGCACAACGTGAAACCTATCCTCAATGATGATGAAAACCCGTCCATCTATGAAACTGTCTGACTCTACTCTCTCCCTGCTCAAGAACTTTTCTTCCATCAACCAATCTATTCTTTTCAAAGAGGGTAGCAAACTTCGCACTATCAGTGTGATGAAGAATATTCTTGCCGAAGCAACTATCACTGAAGAGTTCTCTAAGGACTTTGGCATCTATGATTTGAACCAGTTCCTCAACGGTCTGAGTCTGCACCAGAAACCTGAACTGGACTTTGCTGCTGACGGTTACGTTGTTATTCGTGAAGGTCGGTCTCGCTCAAAGTATTTCTTTGCAGACCCCTCCGTCATTGTGACCCCTCCTGACAAAGCGATTGAACTACCTAGTGAGGATGTTTGCTTTGAACTCTCTACCACAGTTCTTGAGCGACTGCTGAAAGCAGCAGCAGTGTATCAACTGCCTGACTTCTCTGCTGTTGGTGAGAACGGTGTGGTTAAACTGGTAGTGCGTGATAAGAAGAACGACACATCTAATGCTCACGAAGAAGTGGTGGGTGAGACTGATAATAACTTCTCTTTCAACTTCAAGGTTGAGAACATCAAGATCCTTCCTGGAACTTATGATGTGGTTGTATCTCAAAAACTTCTGTCTCGTTTTACTTCCAAGAACCACGACCTGACTTATTACATCGCTTTGGAACCTGACTCCACTTTTGGTTGATTAAACCTTTTACATTATGCGTGATGAATTTCTGTGGGTGGAGAAATATCGCCCCAAAAAGATTGAAGATTGTATTTTACCAACAAATATTAAGCAGACCTTTCAAAACTTCCTAGATAAAGGAGAGGTTCCCAACCTGTTGTTGGCAGGTCCCGCAGGTTGTGGTAAAACCACTGTCGCCAAGGCATTGTGTCACGAACTGGGAGTAGACTATTATGTCATCAATGGATCGGATGAGGGACGGTTTCTTGATACGGTCAGAAATAATGCAAAAAATTTCGCTTCGACCGTCTCACTTCAAGGATCTGGCAAACCCAAGATCATCATCATCGATGAAGCAGATAACACAACAAACGACGTACAACTCCTACTACGGGCGTTTACTGAGGAGTTTTCTGGCAACTGCAGATTCATCTTTACCTGTAATTATAAAAACAAAATTATCGAACCCCTCCACTCCCGATGTGCCGTCGTCGAGTTCTCCATCGGAGGAAAGCAAAAACCCGCCATCGCTGCCCACTTCTTCAAACGCATCCAACAAATCTTGGATACAGAAGGTGTTGAATATGATAACAAGGTCCTGGTAGAACTAATCAATAAACACTTCCCTGACTGGCGTCGTGTTCTTAATGAGTGTCAGCGATACTCGTCGGGGGGTAAAATTGATGCGGGTATTCTTGCACACTTCTCCGACGTAAAGGTAAATGATCTCGTTAAAAAACTCAAAGAAAAAGACTTTTCTGAGGTACGCAAGTGGGTCGTTTCTAATTTGGATAACGATACTACTGTACTCCTTCGCCGCATCTATGATGCTCTATATGATGCCCTCAGCAACTCTAGCATTCCTGCTGCTGTGCTTGTGCTTGCTAAGTATCAGTATCAAGCTGCCTTCGTCGCGGACCAAGAAATAAACATGCTTGCATGTCTGACAGAAATTATGGTGGAGTGTGAGTTTAAATGAAGTCTTTGAAAACACCTCTCAGGTATCCTGGTGGCAAGTCCCGTGCTTGCACCAAGATGGACCCATACTTCCCTGACCTTCGGGAATATAAAGAATATCGTGAACCATTTCTTGGTGGCGGTAGTGTTGCTATTCATATTACAAAGAAATATCCTCATCTAGACATCTGGGTGAATGACTTCTATGAACCTCTGGTCAACTTCTGGACGACCTTGCGGGATGATGGATATTCTTTATACAAACGACTTCAAGAACTGAAGTCCCGGTATCCTGACCCCGCTTCTGCCAAGGGTCTTTTTTTAGAGGCAAAGGAACTTGTAAATGACTATACTCAACCAACTTTATATCGTGCTTGTGCTTTTTATATTATCAATAAGTGCTCTTTTTCTGGTCTCACAGAATCCTCATCATTCTCAAAGCAAGCTTCAGACAATAATTTCTCAATGCGAGGAATTGAAAAACTTCAAGGATACACTCAGATAATCAAAAAGTGGAAAATTACTAACTGGTCTTATGAATCACTCCTTACAAACAACGAATCCGTATTCACATACCTTGACCCGCCCTACGACATTGGAAGCAACCTTTATGGACGGAAAGGGAGTATGCATAACGGATTCGACCACGATAGTTTTGCTAGGGACTGTAGCAGCTTTACTGGTGCTCAACTCGTTTCTTATAACTCGTCTAACCTCATTCGTGAGAGGTTCCAAGGATGGCAAACAGCAGAGTTCGACCTGACGTACACCATGCGTTCTGTGGGCGAATACATGCGTGAACAGAAAGAACGTAAAGAACTTTTGTTATTGAACTATGAAGAAAGTTTGGGAAATTTGGAAGT